TCATTTCTGTTTTGTCTCATCTTTTAACTCCTTATTTGCCTTAGTCATCACGCACATGAATATAAGTCCTATGATATACACCATACTAAAGGATATGATTAAATAAAGTATATCAATCATGAATCATCACCATTTCCTTTATAGTTTCTTCTAATAAATCAGTTCTATCAATAATATTTTGATTGATTGCATGACTGTTTAACAATGTAAAATACTCTTTGACTGCTTTTGTTAGTTCTTCTTGTTGTGTGATGTATTCACGCATTAAAGGTCTTGCACTTCTACTCCACATACTTAAATGTTGTCTTACTTCATCATGTTTAATCATTCTTCTACCTCTATATTTTGTGGTTCAATTCCTAATTGTTCATTACTTAAATCATTTAATGAAAGCAATAATAATATATCTTCTTTTGTAAATTGCCCACCACGCCATTTTTCGTTAATTGAATTTAGTTCAAAATAAAATATTCTAATTGGATTGTTTTCTCGATACCATAAACAAATGTTAAATACTTCTTTTTCATCAGAGTTTATGCCTAACATACATACTTCTATTTTATCGTAGTATCTTATTTGTAAATCGCAGTGATAATACTCGCAAAAGTCTAAAAGTTTTTTTATTGTGTCTTTCATTTCATTCTACCCCCACACCTCAAATCTAGAGAGATCACTATTCATTATAACTTGATTATGATGTTCATTTTGATATCTAACTTGTATTTTAGATTTTGATTTATACATAATCACACCCCATTTTTTAACCTCTTTATCATACACTAAAGCCCATTTACGCAATTTATATTTACCCATGAATCACACACTCCTTTATCCTTTGATCTAGCTTTTTTATTCTCTTTAAATAGTTGTATCTATTTCTTTTGATCTTTAGTATCTCACATATCTCAGTGATTGTAAATGTTGACTTAAAATATTTTATAAAGTCATCATCACTTCGTGAGATTCTTTTCATTACTTTCATTAATTCTTTTTTTATAATCATTGTATTCCTTTCAGTACTCATTCTCATAGTTTCATTAATCATATTGTCTACTATTTTTAGTCCCATTAGTTTTCAAACTCCTCTATATGTAAGTTATACCATTTGTTATAATTAATACCACTTAATATATCATCATTTAATAATAATAATACTTCTTTTAAATCATTTAGTGATATATCTAAATTACAGGTATTAGTTCTACCTATATGTTTATACCAATTAATAATTAGTCCAGAGCTTTTATGTACTAAATAAAATTCATCTTCATCTCTAAAATAATAAAAATTATCTGATGAAAATTGACTACCCTGATCCCAACTATAATCTAAAAATAAAGGTGCATATATTTCAAAATATTCACACATATCAGCTCTATCAAAATAATATTGATTTAATGTTTGTAACTTTTTACTTGTTATTGTTATAAATTTCATTTTTTATTTATCCTTCCTTTTACGGACTAGCGAACATATAAATATGTTCGCTCTCGTCCATATCGTGGTATTTATACTAAATACCACTTACATTAAAAAGTGTAATGATACTTTTTTCTGTGTCTAGCTTATAGCCTGTAAACTCTACATCATAGCTTTTATTTTCCTCTAATTCAGGACGATAAGCTTTGTTATCTTTAACTAAACCAATTAATGAGATTTTACCATTCTTTTCACTTGATAGGTATAAATTACCCTTTTTACTTTTCTTGCACGTTACTGTTTTTTTCATAAGATCCTCGTTTTCTCGAACGCTATGTTCGTATAGACTCTATTTAAGTGGAGGTGTCTTAAATAGAATCTAAACCAGCATAACCTACCTTTTCTTTTATTTTTATATCTTAACAATCAAAAGGATTGTTATTTCAATTTTCTGTTTTCCTTCTTAACTCTAACTTCATTATAAATCATTTGTTTGTATTTGTCAACACTTTTATTGAAAAATAATAAATAAAAATAAAAGAGCCTTTAGGCTCTTCTTTTATTCTGATACGATCTCGTTGGTATCATAGTAGTTATAATATCCATTTAAGACAATTTGATAGGTTGATATTTCCTTTGTAAAGTATCCGTCTATATCTGAGGTTGTTACTTTAAATAAATCTTTATAAATATGTTCTATATCAAAAACGTTCATACATTGACGTCTTATCCGTATATCTACATTCATAATGTATTGTGTCGTTGCAAGTAGTAAAATCTTACGTTTTCTTAATTGTGAGAAAAAGGTTTGTAAGCGTCTGTTGTTTTTTCTCATAAAATCAAGTGAATCTAAATATAAGTGTATTTCATCAAGTAACATGATAGAGCCATTAAAAAAGTCAGGTTCTTTATCAAGTTTATCTAAGATACTTATTTTGTGAGGATCTAGTGAGGTGTCAAATGTAATTGGTCTATAAGTTACACCAAAAAGCGAATAATTTGAAAAAATAGGTCGATCTGTTTCATGGTGTATATCTATACAATGTTTAGTGATTAATAAAGTTTTACCCGATCCCTGTCGTCCGATAGCGATATAAAAACCGTTCACTATCTAAATATATCCTTACTTTTTTTAGTTTGATTCATCATATCCATAATATCAGATCGTTGTTGGACAAGTTGGACTAATTCTTTACGTCCTAGACCTGAGGTTGATATTTGTAATTGTAGAATCAAGTCAGCTAATTTATTGGTAAAGTTTTCTCCAAAGGTATCACTAAATAAATATAATTTGGATAAAATAGGGACTTGTTCAAACTTAACTCTTGAGATCGTTTTAAGTTTTTTCATGTTCAAAAGCTCTTCAATAGCTTTTAAACTAATTAAATCACTAGGGGATTCCTGTTGATTATTAATGACGTATTTATCATCATTGTCTTGATTTGTCATATCTTCTAGTTTTAATTTTTTCATGTTAACCTCCCATTAAAGAATATAATAAATAAGTGATTGCTACTAATTGAAGTACATTTAGTACAATTAAAAACATGATTTTATCAAACTTATCTACTTTTAAAGACGCGAATGTTTCAGCAATCAGTTTAGACTTCAT